AAGAAGATGAAGTAGTTAATATTATGCACAACTCTATAAGAGATTTAAACCAGTTGTTAAAATTAAATGTAGATTTAGGTATGGAATCTCAGTTTGGTAATAATTATGCTGAGATACACTAAAAAAATTAATTATTTACTTGTATTATTTTAAAAAATACAGCTATATAGTAAGTATCAGTTATAAAAAAGGAATCCGACAATGGCTAAATATGTTATGGAAATGGTACTTGAGTACCCAAAAGTATTTGAAGAGAACTTAGACATGGGTAACCCTGACGGACCTCGTGCCGCACAAGCGGTTGCTCAAAAGGGTGGTCAGTTTATAGTTAATGGTTACTTTACTAACGAGGATCAGATTGATCAGTTATATGGGGATGGACTTGACCCTGCTCCTATGAACTCCTCTAGGGTTATAGAGGGTAATTCACAGTTTGGAATAGGTAAGTTTATGAAGCTCAAACGTGAAAAAAACAATGTTAAAGTGTTCCAAGATAAGTCTGGTAAGGATGTTGAAGTTGATTATGGTGGGGCACCTAAAGTAGTTGATCTAACGAAAGGAGAAGATAAAAAACGTATGTGGTCTTTTGTTGATGATGGTCCTCTAGGTAATGGCACTAAAGCTAAAGTACAGTTTGAGACTTACGCTAAAGGTGCAGGAGTTAGGCTTATGAATATTGGAGTAGTAGATCATGTTGCATACGAATCTAATTCTGAGCCTTCTGAAGATGACAAATTGTTTATGGTGGACTAAATGAAACTTACTATTATCTTTGAGAGTGAAGAAGAATCAGACGGTTACGATGGTAAGGTACACATGGAACGTAAAGTAGTTAAAGACTTACATCAGTTAGCTTGGGCTTTTCACGAAGCTACTAAAGCAGTAGGTTTTGATTACGTAAAAAGTGTAGCATTTGAAAAAGATAATGGTGAGATGGTTTGGAGTGAGCTTTAATGGATAGGGGAAAAGTACTGATCGACGGTGATATTGTAGCCTATAGATCAGCCTTCGCTACCCAAGACTTAAGTTCTGTTGATGCTAAAGCTAAGGCAGATGAATTAATAGAGTTTATATTAGAGCAAACTACCGTGTTCCCTACACCTGATGATTACATAATTTTCCTAACTGGTGTAGGGAACTTTCGTCACGAAATATCTAAGACCCATAAGTATAAAGGTAACAGGTCAGATAGCGAAAAGCCAATTCATTTAGCCGTTATAAGAGAACATTTTGTAAGTAGATACGGAGCTATAGTTAGTGAAGGAGAAGAAGCCGATGACCTTATAGCGAAAGAAGCAACAAGACTAAACAACAAAGCAGTTGTAGCATCTATAGATAAAGATATGTTACAGATACCTTGTTGGCATTTTAATTTTGGTAAGAATGAGTGGAAAAAAGTAAGTAAGTGGGAAGGCTTAAAGTTTTTTTATACTCAGATATTAACTGGAGATAGGGCAGATAACATAGTTGGTTTGTGGAAGGTAGGTCCTGTAAGAGCTTCTAAGATACTACAAGAGTGTAATACAGAGTATGACTTATGGAGTGCTTGTTTAGGGGCCTACGATGGAAATAAAGACCGTGTAGTAGAGAATGCTAGGTTACTCTGGTTAAGAAAGAAGGATAATGAAATTTGGCAACCTCCGAAAGAAGAAGACACGCTATAAAAAATGGTTACAGATCTGGTTTAGAGGATGACATATCAAAAGATTTAAAGGATAGAGGTGTACAATTTGAGTACGAATCTATGAAAATTTATTGGGAGTTATCTGAAATAAAGTCTTACACACCAGATTTTATATTACCTAATGATTTAATAATAGAAAGCAAAGGGAGATTTACTACCGCAGACAGAAAGAAACACTTAAAGATAAAAGGACAGTACCCTGATTTAGATATTAGATTTGTATTCTCAAACTCTCGATCTAAGTTGTATAAAGGTTCTAAGTCTACTTATGCTGACTGGTGTGTTAAACATGGATTTTTATACTCCGACAAAAGGATACCCGAAGAATGGATAAACCAAAAATAACATTTCTTGTGCATCGCGTACATGATGGTCCGAGAGAAGATAAAGGCGGTACTTGTTGGTTAAACTGTTTAGTTGAAGATACAGAAAACAATGAGTTATTTGATGAGGAAATACCGTTTATATCTTTTAATGCCGCTTATGAGTTTAAGAGACATTTTGATAAATCTATAGAGCCTATAAAATTTCAATTTAATACTGATAGGAAATACGATGCCTAATAAAACAGCAGTAATATTAACTTGTGGACACGCAGACCCTTCAGTGGAAAATGAGCGTTTTTCTTGGTTGGGTGAGTTTCTATACGACATAAAACCTGACTACGTTGTTGATCTTGGTGACGGTGCTGACATGAGGTCTTTAAACAGTTTTGATACAAGATACCCAGAAGCAATAGTAAGTCAGTCTTACGAGAAAGATATAGAGGCATACAATGATTCAATGGAGAGACTTAGGTGGAAGTTTAGACACCATAAAAGAAAACGCCCTTACTTTATTGGGTTTGAAGGTAACCACGAGAACAGAATTAAAAAAGCAATCGCACATGATCCAAGACTTGAGGGAGCCAAGTTCGGGATTTCCTTCAAGCATCTTCAAACGAAGTACTGGTTCGACGACTATCACGAATACCAAAACTCAGGGCCTTCGATTGCTGATTATGACGGTGTATCGTATGCTCATTTCTTCTCTAGTGGTAATTTCGGTACAGCTACTTCTGGCTTGCATCATGCTTACACCTTACTTCAGAACAGGAACCATTCTAGCACCTGTGGTCATAGTCATAAACGGTCTGTGTATTTTAAAGATGGGGCTCATCCTACAGGAATTATCGGGCTTGTTGCAGGTTGTTTCAAAGGAGGAGAAGAGTCTTGGGCAGGACAAGCAAATAGGGATTGGTGGAAAGGTGTAGTTATAAAGAGAGATATAGACAATGGTATATATGATCCAGAGTTTGTGTCGTTAGATAAGTTGAGGTCAGTGTATGGGAAAACGTAGTAATTTTGAGAGGGTGCCTCGTGACTACTACCCGACACCTATACACGCAGTAGAGCCTCTTATACCTCACTTACCTTACTCTTTTAAGTATATAGAACCATGTGCAGGTGATGGAAGGTTAATGGAGCATCTAACTAAGTTAACGGATGGTATGGCAGAATGTATATTAGCTCTTGATATAGAACCTAAAGCTGACCATATAATAAAAGGAGATGCTCTTCACTTTCATGGTGCTAGTGAGTTTGATACTGATATACTAACAATAACTAACCCACCGTGGCAAAGAAGGGTGCTACATCCTATAATAGACCAGTACTTAGATATATGTCCTACTTGGTTATTGTTTGATGCCGATTGGATGCACACAAAACAGTCATCTTTTCTTATGACTTATTGTAAGAAGATTGTAAGTGTTGGTAGAGTAAAGTGGATAGAGGGAAGTAAGAGTTCTGGCAAGGATAATTGTTGTTGGTACTTATTCGACAAGACAAACAAAAACGCAACTGAATTTTATGGTAGGAATGTAGAATGAACTTTGACGAATATCAAACACAAGCAAGTAAGACTACAATATATGATGATAAGTATAATATAATATACCCCTCTTTAGGTTTAGTAAATGAAGCAGGAGAGGTAGCAGGTAAGGTCAAGAAAGTACTAAGAGACAATGGCGGTATATTTGGTACTGTTGAAAGAGAAGCTATTAAGAAGGAGTTAGGTGATGTCTTGTGGTATATGTCAGCAGTATGTAGTGACTTAAATATAAATATGTCAGATGTTGCTAAAGCTAATATTGATAAGTTAAATAGTAGATTGACTAGAGGTGTCCTTGGAGGGTCTGGAGATGAAAGATAATATAATCGTAAGGTATTTTAATTATTTAAAACATTGGAGACTTCATAGGGAAACTATAAAACAGTTAAATAAGCTATCTGATAGGGATCTCAATGATATAGGTCTACATAGAGGTGACATAGATAGTATGATATGGTTAGATGAAGACAGAAAAAAAAGGGGCAAAAAATGAACAACTACTTACCAACAGATTACCAAGCATTTATACACACATCAAGATATGCTAGATGGTTAGAAGATGAAAACAGAAGGGAGACTTGGCCTGAGACAGTAAGTAGGTATATGTCTAATGTTATATTACCTAAACTAAGTGAATCACACCCAGAGATAAAAAAGATAGAGGAGATGATTCTTAATTTAGATGTAATGCCATCTATGAGAGCTTTAATGACAGCAGGTTCTGCCGCTAACAGAGACAACACTTGTATGTATAACTGTAGTTATCTACCAGTAGATGACCCTAAAGCCTTTGATGAAGCTATGTATATACTTCTTTGTGGTACAGGCGTAGGGTTTTCTGTAGAAAGTGACTTCGTAAACAAACTACCTGAGATACCAGAACTACAAGAAAGTGATTTAGTTATTAAGGTTAAAGATAGTAAAGAGGGGTGGGCTAAAGCTCTTAGACAGGTTGTAGCACTGCTATACGCAGGTGAGATACCACAATGGGATGTATCTTTAGTTAGACCTGCTGGAGCTAGGCTCAAGACATTTGGTGGTAGAGCTTCTGGACCTGCCCCTCTCGTGGATCTATTTAACTTTACGTTAGCTACATTTAAATCTGCACAAGGTAGGAAACTTGCACCTATAGAGTGTCACGATCTTATGTGTAAGATAGGAGAGATTGTTGTTGTAGGTGGTGTTAGACGTTCAGCTATGATCTCACTATCTAACTTAGATGATGATAGAATGAGACACGCTAAGTCAGGTTCATGGTATGATAGCACACCCTATAGAGCATTAGCTAACAACTCAGTATGTTACACTGAAAAACCTGCAATGGAAACTTTTATGCGTGAGTGGCTTGCTCTTGTAGAAAGTAAGTCAGGTGAACGTGGTGTGTTTAATAGACAGGCTTGCAAGGATGTAGCTAAACGTAATGGTAGACGTAACCCAGAGTTTGAGTTTGGAACTAACCCCTGTAGCGAAATTAGCTTAAGACCACATGAGTTCTGTAATCTAAGTGAAGTAGTTGTTAGAGCTACAGATGATATAAATTCATTAGTTGAGAAGGTTAAGATAGCTACTATAATAGGAACTATACAATCTAGTTACACCAAGTTTCCTTACTTACGTAAAGTATGGGCTAATAACTGTGAAGAGGAGAGACTTCTGGGAGTCAGCTTAACTGGTATTATGGACAACCCACTTATGACTAAAGCCAACTCAGGACTAAATAAAACCTTAGATACACTAAGGCAGGTATCTATAGACACTAATAAAGAATGGTCTAGTATTTTAGGAATACAACAGTCTACTGCTACTACTTGTGTAAAACCTAGTGGTACAGTAAGTCAAATGGTTGATAGTGCGTCAGGTATTCATGCTAGGCATAGTCCTTATTATATTAGAACTGTAAGAGGAGACAACAAAGACCCACTAACTAAGTTTATGGTAGAGCAAGGTATACCTTCAGAGCCTTGTGCAATGAAACCAGATAATACTACAGTATTTAGCTTTCCTGTTAAGTCTCCTGATAACTCTATATTTAGAGATGACATGACTGCTATTGAGCAACTAGAGTTGTGGTTAACTTATCAAAGGCATTGGTGTGAACATAAACCTAGTATAACAGTTAGTGTTAAAGAAGAGGAGTGGCTAGAGGTAGGATCTTTTGTATATAAACACTTTGATGAGATGAGCGGTGTGTCCTTCTTACCTTATGTAGATCACTCTTATGTTCAAGCACCTTATCAAGAGGTAGAAGCTGAAGGTCCTCTTAAAGTTGTTGTGTCTGAGTTTGACGATTCTATTACAGAAAGGCATCATACATACGAAAGTTTATTATCTATTATGCCTAGTAAGATTGACTGGTCTAAACTATCTGATTTTGAAGTAGAGGACACAACTAGATCAAGTCAAACCTTTGCTTGTACAGGAGAAGTGTGTGAAATGGTAGATATTAGTTCATAGACACTTGTATTATCTAAAATAGTTCTTATATAATTAATACCCACTAGTGGAAATAAGGAGTAAGTATGGCTAAATGGTCTGAAAAAGAGTGGAAACCCGACACTAAGAAAAAGGATAATGTGAATCACCCACCTCATTACGGAAACGGAAAGATAGAGTGTATAGACTACATACAAGATTTCTTAAGTGACGAAGAGTTTATAGGATACCTACGTGGGAATATAGCCAAGTATATGCATAGATGGAGATACAAGAATGGAATAGAAGATTTACAGAAAGCACAATGGTATAATAACAGACTCATAAAATTTTATATGGATAGAGTTCTGTCACTGACAAAAGATAAACAATAAAAAAAAGCCCCTGTACCAACTAAGGTATAGGGGCTTAATTATTTTAAATGTATGTTATTCTTAAGGGTATTTTTTCCAGTTTAATTCCCAGTGAGGTCCATCTGGAAAGCTCTTCCAGTCACCACCCCAATCAATACTAACCTTAAGTTCTTTTGCGGCCTTCTTCATAGCCTTCTCTATAGGGTCAAAGTCTTCCCATTCCCAAGAGATAGGCCAAGGTGCTATATCAACAGCATGACCTGTTAGGTGTCTTGAGTTCATTGTGGTGCTTTTACCAGTCTTAACAAGCTCTCTTTGCCTGTCAATATTTCTAACACCCTCAATTACAGTGAAGTCTCTTTCAGTAATCTCTATCGCTCTTTGTATTACATCCTGTAGATCTGGATTAACACCTGATAGATTTTGTAGACTTCTTTGTCCTAATTCGTATCCCATTATTTCTTTCCTCCGAATAGTTTAGTTGCAGATCTTATACCAAAACTTGCGGCTATAACTACACCAAGGGAATATGTGTACCACTGAGGAGCTTGACTTAAAGCAATAAACCCTGCTTCTGCAATATCTCTACCCCAGTCACCACAGAAACTTAAAATAAATGGTCCTGACAAAAGTAGAACTAGATATTCGTCTTTCCATGAGCTTTGTGTAGCTTTCATAGCTTCAAGATCCCAGTCAATTTCTCCTGTAGCAATCTTTAGATCTTTGGTAGCTTTCGCTTTCTGAGCGGCTGTTTTACCTTCGATCCAAGAACCTGCTAGTCCTGCGACTGGTCCAACTATGTTTCCTAATATACCCAACATCAGTTATTACACTGACATTTATCGCAACAATTGCAAGGCATAGCTAATATTGCACGTAGTACACGGTTGAGATATGACATTATTCTGCCCCACCTTTTTCTTTTAATACGATACCAAAGATACCGCCAACTATACCAGCCCATGTTAATATAGGCATACTAAGCATAAAACCTATTCCTACACCTGCAAGTGCAAGTGCTAGATATGTTGTAGGCTCTTTAAGTCTTCCAGTAATCCAATCCATAGTTATTTCTCCTATTTAAAAGTAATAGCAACACCAACTGATATGTCACTATATTTAAAATCGCTGTCTAAAGATAGTTTTGAATAAGCAGATAAGTTATCACTTATAGCCATAGTACTTTTGACAGATGCACCAGAGATATTAAAAGAATCTGAACTTGAATATCCCCAGTCTAATGCAGGTCTAATAGAGAGTCTTGAAACATTAGCTGTAACACCAACATCACCTGACCACTTTTTTGTCTTAAATCCATATTCGACTGATGCGTCTGGTTTTATTAGTGACATAATGCTACTTCTCGCAACTCCTTCAGCTTGTGCGTAAGCTGATGACAGAGCAATAATAACACCTGCAATAAATAGTTTTCTCATATATTTTATCCTCTTATTTATTTTGATTTGTTTTAGTTTTACTTAAAGCTGTAGCACCCATGAAACCTAGTACTACACCCATCTGTGCTACAAGAAATGTATTAAGAAAACCCGATGCTGATTCCATGCGAGGTATGTTAATAATGGGTGTAAGTAATATTATAACTGTAACTATTGTTGTACCCATAGCTAACCAAGCCATAGTACGTTGTGTATCCATCATCTTGTCTTCATTTTCTAAACGAATCCATCTTTCGTGACGATCTAATTCTTCATCAGTAATAATGCCATCACCATCTGAATCGGCTACAGCATATTTACTATCTACTTGTAATTTCTTAGGTGACATTATACTTCTTCTCCATAAGGATTAAATTTAAAACACTTAGCTTTTACAGAGTGTCCTGTAGCAATCAAACCTTTTGCCATAGGTACTATCTGTTTTTCACACTGTATTTCTGACTGAAACAAATGATCTCTTCGTACCATTACATCACATGAAGTAACATCTGTAGGCACTGCACAGTATAGTATTATAGCGAGAAACATTAGTTTCCAACCAGAGGGTTATCCAGAGCCTCCTGTAGTCTTGTAGTTAATCTTTCTTCTAGTTTAGTCATTGCTTCTTCTATACGACTTTCTGTTTCTCGCATAGTATCTCGTACATCTTTTTCTGTCTCACGGTTCAATGCTTCTACTTCACGCATAGATGCAAGTGTATCTTTCTGTAACTGGTTCATTTCATCAATAGCATTCTGTACTTCGTTACGTATCTTATCTACATGACCTTCTACAGACATTATATCTTCACGTAAGTTATTTTTAATATCACGAGTATAGTCTATAGCTTCATCTAGTTTAGTCTGTGTTAAAGTATTCTGAGCTGTTATTGTGTCTACATCTATCTCTTGGATAATCTCTTTCATGTCCATGTAGTCTTTGTAAAACTCAAAGCCACCCCATAATCCACCACCAAGTGCCGAAACGATTGGTACAAGTAGCATGAGTCTGCCACCTTTTATTTTTGCTCCTGCTATCTCTACTTCTGCCATACTAAACCTTAATTCTCAAATGAAAGATTTCTTAACTGATTAATCTCTTGTTGTAGCTTCATTACTTCTAGTTCTTTTTTCTGTAACTCTAGTTCATATAGTCTATTGCAATCTATTCTTGACTTAGCCCTTTTACCTAGTGGTATTATTATTCTACTGTATACACCTATGTCACCAGTCTTAGTGTTATCTGTAGATACTGTACCACCTTGTATTATACCTGTAACTCCAAACTCCCATTGTGTAGCTGATCCTATAGCATTACTACAGTCTAATTCTCCTGCCCTAAACTTATCAGCTTGGTAACTCATGCTAGAGTTAGGAAGAGATAAACTTAATGAGTTAGACGTTGAGTCTGCTAAACTAGGTATATAGCAACAACAAAGAATTATAATAAGGAGAACTCTCATTGTGTTTTCTTTATCTTACTACATATTCTAGAGGAAACTAAAGTAGCTTGTTTATTAGTCTTAAATATTTTTGACTCAGTACATATGTAAACAGCTTTATCTAAGTCATTAGATCTTATGTAAACATCAAATAGTTTTCTTTTATTATGCTTTACCTTTATTACTTTTGAAGTAGAAGCAAAAGGTAAAGGTTTCCAATTATCTGTATAGACTTGTATAGAATAGTACTCTATCCCTTCCCTTCTATTGAAGATCTTCATTTTAGTTACGTGTACACCATCTATGTAAGATGACTTTAATGTCGGATAAGTCGGGGTCATTTCATGTGCGTTACTATGAAGGCTTAAACATGAAAGAAAGGCCAACGCTAATGTTATTTGGCGATACATTCCGCTACTATTAAAGCTGTGTAATTACCTGCTGGTAATGCTTTTGTTGATCCATAGCTTGCAGTAGATTTTACAGTAAACCATGTAGAACCTGCTAATGTCATATTAAACTCTGTAACATTATTGTATGTAACTTTAGCCGCTTCATATGCAGACATACCTGCTACTCCTACTTGACCAACAATGGTACTACCTGTCCAAGCTACTGCATCTGTTAGTGTAGGGCTAGATGAAAAGCTATTAGGGTGTGTAAACTTTGTTTTGTAGTAGTCAGCTTGTGCTACATCTACTCTTATAGAAGCATGAACTCCACCTTCATTAGCTTCTGTGCTAAGTTTGTAAGGTAATGGATGTCCATACACACCATTAGTCTCAGTCCATATAGAACACTTAGGTTCTACTACACCATTAATAGGTGAGTCAACTGCCATTGCAGAGGTAGCTGACATTAGTAATGCTATCGTTGCTAATCTCTTAATCATAATATCTCCGATTATTTATCATATTGAGAACGTACTATTGTTCTATGTAGTTTATCTTGTGCTAAATTCCTTAATGCTTTAGTATTATCTTTTATTTCTGCGTCTTTTAATTCTACGCTATCTTCGTAATTACCACCTTGTATAGTTGCACTGTAGTAACCATCTAATGTACCTGTAGAAGCTAACTGTTTCATCATAGCGAGTTGTTGCATTGGGTTAGCTATTTGTTCTGCCGCTCCTGCTACAGATAAGGCTCTCTCCATTTTTAACTCTTCTTGTTCTTCTTCTTTAGCCTTCTCTTCTTTCTTAGCTTCTTCTTCTTTCTGTTCAGCTTTACGATCTAATTGAAACTTTACCCATTCGTCATAATATGGATCATCTATGTCAGGTTCATTATCTATTAAGTTGTTATCTAGAAGGTATTGATATAAAGCACTCTCATAGTCTGGACAGCTAGGATCTGCTAACGGTATAAAGCAAGGATCAAATCTGTAGTTGTATGCTACAATAACATCACTGAGTGTTGCATCTCCTGTTACGCCTATACTTCCATCACCCCAACGAGTTCCTAATGAAGGTGTAACAACATCAAATCCTATCTTAGTATTACTAGGTAGTTGATCCCAGTTATCATGTCTTTCGTATATGTTACCTGACCCATTAGCATTCTTATTAACTATAGAAACTGTAGCATCTGCATCTGAATCTTTAGTGATTGTATACTTATGAAAGATTCCCTGTACTTCTAAACCTGCTTCTGGAGGAAGTATTTTTGACATATCCCAAGTACTTACATACTTAGCTACATTATCTGTTCTTCCATATAGTAGCTCAGAGGATAAATAAGAGGGCAAGCAACAGCCCACCAACAGCACCAGCACCTGTAGCTGTACTCTTTGTATCTTCATCCCATTCTTCTTTCTTACCTGTTTTAGCATCAGGTATTAGATGAGGGTTATTGTTCCATGCGTCTTTAGCTGGCTGACCTACAAGACCATCAAATGGACATGGTGTTCCAGCATTCATCATACTATCAAATACTCTTTTGTCTTGGCAGAGTACAGATACTGCCGCAACCTTCATTCCCATATCATAAAGAACTTTAGCATTCTTTAATCTTTCACAATTCATATCTCTGGTTGTAGCACCTGCTGATATACCTAGTATCTGTGTCTGTACTGCACCTGAGACACCTACTGTACATAAATCTGAGTTAGAGTTATTAATTGTAGGTGACATAGCTGAAGGTGGAGGTGACTTAACTGTAGTCTCTGATGTTAAATTAGAGTTAACAGTAGATGTTGTATTACTATTAGTCTCTATACAGTTAGCATTAGTAGCACTATCACAACCTTCAGCATATACTTGTTTAGCCATCATTAACATAAAAACTACAAGTATTGCTATTCCTGTATATATAAAAAATGATTTCATATTCTACTCCCCATTAAAGGTCATCCATACTGCACCTACAATAAATGTAAGTATAGCAACAGTTCCTATCTTAACAGTCGTATTCCAGATAGACTTACGTGTCTCTCTCCAAGCATCAAGTAAGGATCTCATTTCCCTTATATCCCTAGCCGCATTCTCATCTGTTAGACCAATACTTTCTAAAGCACGTTTAGCTGACCTATCTAGCATTGCTTCTAGTTCCTCTGGAGAAATCTTTAAGTTTGACATTTATTATACCCCTTCAGTGGAAATAAAGAGTACCCCCATCAGTGGAAAATGAGGGTACACCAGTAGAAAATGATCTATTCTTCTTCTGTAGTTTCTTCTTTTTGTGGGCTTTCTATGTCTTGAATTAGCATATTTTCAAAACCCTTCTTGCCTACTTGTAGTTGATCGACATTAAATAAAGCACTACCAATCTTACGATCTAAATCAACAATATGATTAACCATAGTTTGTTGCTTTTCAGTCATATCTTCTAGTTTATATTCTACATCATTTATAACGATGGGAGTTGTTTTTTTCTCGCCCATTGTATTTCCTTTCTAGTTTAAGTTAAGACCAAGGTTTGCCGCTACCATGAGTCGGAGTTTTTTGTTCTGCAATTTGCGCGGCAATAGAATCTTCGATTGCTTTCACTTGATCTGCTCCAAGTGCATTCTTAGCCATAGTTATGACATCAGCCTCAGTCATCTTATCATAATCTTTCCAGCCTGTTGCTAAGTCTTCAGTTGAAATACCCACTGACCCGTATGAATGTCCAGAATTTCCATCTGAGTCTTGATCATTTGCCATCCAATGAACAGTGTCAATTACATTCACGTAATCTTTACTATCCTGAGTTACTTTAAGTTGGTAATTGCACTGACCGATTGTCCATGTTACTGCCATTTTATTTGTTTCCTTCTAGTGTTGTTATACGAGCCGTAAGAGACTCAATTATTTCTTGTTGTTCTTGTATTGCTTTTACTAACATAGGTATCATTTTTGTAGTAGAAAGGGATTTAAGGTCATCAACCTCTTTATTGCCAATCTTACCTTTTCCTGTGTCTGTGTATTGAGGTGCAACTTCCTCTACTTCATTGGCTACAAAGCCATAGCTAATTTCATCTTTTTTAGATTCGGTGTAAAACTCAGAGTCTTTAGTGTATTTAAAAGTTCTTGGTTTAAGTTGTTTTACAATGTCCAAACCATCGTCTAAATCTTTAACGTCTGTTTTAACTCTGATGTCTGATAGACTGTGGACAGTTCCATCATTAGTGTAAAAATCTGCGTTAGTATGAAACTTGCCAGCCAAAGTTGTGTTGTCTACATAAAACTTTAAACTTATAATTCCGCTACTACCAGCCCTAACATTCGGCCCATCGGCTGTGTCATATCCAATTTCTACTTTTCTATTGTTATTACCTTCGCCACTTGCTCTGATAGAACAACTAGAACTTGTAAATGCGTGAATTTCCTCTTCAGGGTCATTTGTACCCACCCCTAATTTTCCGTTCTCGTCTAAGCGCATCCTTTCACTTGGCGCACCACCAGAACCTGTATGAAATACTAAATCTCCAGCAATACTAGTACCAGAGTTTGTTGAAGCAACAGCACCAACCTGCGCTAATGTTTGTGCGGCTCCATCGTTTCTTTGTCCTAAAAACGCAATTGCCCCACCGTGGTTAGCTACCGCTGTACCAGAGCTTGCGGCCTGAACTTTTAAAACACTGAGCATCGTGTTGGTTGAAGAGGTTGTGTAGTTGAAAGTACCTTGTCCATTTACCTCTAAATCAAAGGCACCAGCACCACTATTATATAAACTTAATGTTCTATCAGAAGTAGTGTGAGTTTTTAACTGTAGTGAACTTGAGCTAGGAAATAACATTTCATAAGTTGTACTTCCAGTGTCAGTCATTTGCATGAATGCGGCAGACGTAGAACTAGATGACACCTTTAATACTTTATTGTCAGCAAGAGTTAATGTACCATCGTTTGTAATTCGTAAGATTTCACCTGTCGAACCACCACCTGTTGTCGTACTAAAGACAATGTTTTGACCACCTATAGTATGTTTAAAATCCCAATTTCCACCGCCAGAATAAAGTGAATCTCCACCAGCTTGATTAGTGTTTCCATTACTGTCGATACTCCAACGTAAACTTCCTTCAGTATCAAAATTATAACTAAGTGCTTCGAAATCTATTGACGCCCAAGAAGCACTACGGTTAAATCCACGAATAACACCATCAGACCCAGCAATTTCTATACGTCTTCCAGCACCACCTACTGCAAATTCAGCAACTGGATTATTGGTTCCCACCGCAACAGTACCGTCACCTTTCAACACAAGCTGATTAGGATTAGCATCTCCATCAACTGCTATATGCATTAATGCACCAGTATGTGTGTAAGTTGGATTTGATATAATCTTTGTTGTAGTAACACTGGCTTGGTCGTATGAAATTTCAAGACCTAAACTTGCATCACTTCCCCCAATTTTAATTATACCATCTTGAGTCTGACCAGTAGTCTTTACATGAAGGTCATGCTCAGGACTCGAAGTCCCAATTCCCACGTTGCCTGTTCCACCATCAATCCTCATAGCTTCACCAGCAGTTTTTACTTTAAAGATTATACCATTATCACCATTCTTGTTTTCAATATAACCACCTTCAGCATCGGTATACATGCCCAATCGGTAACCTGTAGTGCTTCCAATTTGGATTGCGGGATTTGCTTGTGAACCCTGTGTGTCTGCAGTGCCACCGACATGTAAAAGTGCATTTGGACTCGTAGTTCCAATTCCCACTTTGCCATCATTCTGAAATGTAGCTAAGGCTCCTGAGCCATATGTAATTTTTAAGTCATTTGAATCTGCATGAATACCATACTTAGACCCTTGACCAGTATCATTAATGACAAGACCA